TTTGTCCTTGAAAAAGGAACAGATGAGGCTCTCCTCTACAATCTGACATCTGCCCTCCGCCTGGTCACGTACGGCCTAATCTACATCTCCCCTCTTGACACACGTAACGTGAAAGAGTATAGTAAGGAGTTTGAGAAGGTGGTGGGTGTAGGTGTGAAGGTGAGTCAGGCATTAGACAAAGCTAAAATTAAGCATTGCCGTATCGGCCTCCCTGCCACTCCATTTCAACTTGCCACTCTTCAATCCTTTCTTGGAACTGAATAGATGGACCTAAGTAAACTTAGTAAAGAAGACAAGCTAAAGCTCATACAGGCTCTAGAAGAAAAGGAGCGGCGTAAGAGGCTTAAGAAAGATGTTTATAAGCCTAATAAAGGGCAGGTACAGGTGCATGCAAGCCAAAAGCAGCAGCGCCTTGTAATTAGCGGTAACGGGTCAGGTAAGACAACAATGGCTGTACATGAAGCCATATGGGCCGCCGAGGGCTTTAACCCCATTTCTAAGCAATACATCCCCGTCCCACGTAAAATCGGTGTGGTGTTGGATAAACCGGCTAAAGTGGGCGATAAATGGATACCAGAAATTAAAAAGTGGTTTGATTTGAGCAATGTTGAGATGAAACAGCGCGGTAAGCCGTACATCGAGCTTATGCGGTTTCCAAACGGCTCAGAGCTTCAATTCTATTTCCATGAGATGGACGCCCTCACATTCGAATCTATTGAAGTGGATGATCTCATATTTGACGAACCAGCCCCCCGACATGTGTACGTGGCGCTTAAGCGCGGACAAAGAAACAAAGGTAAGATGGCCCGAACGTTAATGATCGGCACTCCATTGTCTGGGGCCTGGATTAGGAAGGAAATATACGAGCCTTGGGCCGCTGGCGAACTCCCTAACACTGATTGCTTCAAGTTTGGTACGGTGGTGAATGCCGCTAACCTACCCGATAACTATGTTGCTGAATATAGCGCCATCCTTAGTGAAAAAGAGAGGAAAATTCGACTAGAAGGAGAATTTTTCGATTTAGACGGACTTGCCCTAGCCCACTTGTTTGACAGAACAAAACATGTGCTGCCAGCCGGGACAGAATGGGACCCTAAGTTTCCGTGCGTGGTGGCCATCGACCCCCACCCTAGTAAGGCGCATGTTGCTGTACTAATGGGAGCGGATGAATACGGCCCTGTTGTTCTAAAAGAGCTTTCAGCAAAAGCGACCCCTAAGGATTTTGCCCATATGCTTAAGAGTTGGTATAAAGGCTATCGTGTCATTGATATCGTATGCGACTCTCTAGGCCAGGCGGACATGACCGGGGGGGAAGGGTTTAAGAGTTTCATACAGGTGCTTAATGACGAAGGCATTAGGTGCAGGGCTACAACATACAGTGATAAGAATGACGAAGATTGGATTGCCCGTATTCAGGATGTTCTTAGCACACCCATTGTGACAGACAATTTTGGACGCACAGTCCCTAAGCTTCGCATCATGGAGCAATGCCGTGGGGTGATAGCAGATATTGAAACGGTTGAGTGGGCTAAGTTTAGGAATGTGGATGAATTTAAACCCACTTTAGACATAAGTCGTAAGGACCACCTTGCTTGTGTAAAGTATGCACTTGCCACCAACATTAGCTCAAAAAAGAAAAAAGATTCTGTCTATTATCGTAATGATGAAGCGTATGGAATAAAAATGAAAAATAAGGCTATTCAAAAAATGAAACTAGGAAGAAAAAAATGAATAGTTCTGATTATTATGCTTTAAATAAGAATAAAATTAAGGCCAGAGCTAAAAAATGGTATAGCACTAATAAAGACAAGGTAAAGGAACGAAATCAAACTATTAAATCCCGATGGCAAGCAGCTAAAAATGTTGCTAAGCGAAGAGGGATTAAATGGGAGTTAAGTTTAAAAGAATACGAGATGCTTCAAAAACCATGTTTTTATTGTAATGGGTATTTTCATACAGTAACTGTGGGGTGTGGATTAGACCGAATAGACAATTTAATTGGATATACCAAAAATAATGTAGTTTCTTGCTGCAAAGTGTGTAATATGGTTAAAAATAGCATATTTTCTTTGGAAGAAACTCAATTAATGATTAAAACGGTAATAAATAACAGAAAAACATGCTAAAATTGGTGAAGGCGGGCATTTGCGCATGAGTCCGGATTACAGGCCGCAGTGGACAGGAGCACCGGATGCTCTTTTCCCGGCCCGCCGCCCTTATTTAGGAGAATTTGATGTCTAGCATACAAGATGATAAGAAAGTGCTTCAGAAGGGTAGAAAGAATGCCCTTAAGGATGCCAAAGCCGAGCTTAGAGACCAAATTGTACGTAAGCTCGTAGCTAAGCTTGAAGAAGACCAGCTTGGCATCAAGATGAGCAACATCTGGGATGCTGGTAACGCTAACCGCGCCGAGTGGATTGAGAGACAGCGTGAGTATATGGCAGGCTGGGATGACTACATTCCGGCTGATGCTCAAGGTAGCTTTGACGGTTCCTCTAACCTCCACCTCCCAACTCTCTTCATCGTTGTCAAAACCCTCCATGCCCGTTTTCTACAGGCCATCCTTGGCGTAGATCCTCCATTCAATGTAAAGGCTCGCACCGAAGCCGACGTTGACCGTGTTCAGATGATTAGCGACACCATGCGCTATACCATCAAGGAATGGGCTAATAAGTACAGCGGCATTGAACAAGAAATTGATAAATGGGTGTGGGCCTGGGTGAGTACAGGTAGTGGCATCATAAAATGGGGCTGGGATGTAGAATACACAAAGTATTTAGATGTCCAAACTGTTCAACAAGAACTCCCCCCTAGAGTAAAGATTGGTCCAGACGGCCAAGAAATTTTAGTTCCTCGTAAAAAGTCGGTCGAAGAAGAAGTTGAAGTTACAAAAAAAATCTTTGAAGGCCCAGTGTGTAAACACGTAGCTGTAGAAGATTTGCTCATCATCGGCGGGGAAGGCGACCCTGATAAAGCCGATGTTGTCATTCACCAAGACTACCTCACATCTTCTCAACTATGGACCCTTGCTGACCGTAAGATTTTTGACTATGACGCTGTAGAACGTGTCATCAATAGCGGCGGCAGTATGGAGATTTCGGAAGACCGAAGCGGACTCAAGCAGCACAGAGCTAAGAATAGTGGTCAAGCAGCCCCGGATAACGACAATGATCATGACCGCTATCAAATCCTAGAGTGCTACATTAAGTATGATGTTGACGGAAGCGGTATTTTTAGCGACATCGTAATGTGGGTGCATAAAAAAACAGGTGCCGTACTTAGAGCTACTTACTTGCGTCGCATTAATAAGGCAGGCGAACGCCCATTTAAAAAGATTGATTTCCATGTTCGTAATGAACAAGAGTATGGCGTTGGTATTGTAGAAATTCTATATCCCCTAGCTAAAGAACTTGATGCAATGCATAATATGCGCATTGATTTTGGCCTTGTCTCAACAATGCCATTTGGTTTTTATCGTCCATCCTCTTCCCTTAACCCAGAAACCATCCAGCTTGAGCCAGGTGCCCTCATCCCGGTCGACAACCCATCTACCGACGTAATGTTCCCTAACCTAGGCAACCGCACTACGTTCGGCATGCAAGAGGAACAGGCTATCCAAACGATGATTGACCGTGTTACGTCCATTTCCGATCTCAATCTCGGAGTTATGAGCGGTGGACAAGGTGCTACCCGCACTGCCACAGGCACTCGCGCACTCGTAGGCGAAAGTAGCGCCAATCTTGATGTATTCCTCCGCCGCCTTAACCGCGGGTGGAGGCGATCCCTCCAGTACTTGCTGCACTTGTTGCAACAGCGTATTCCAAATGGTCTAAGTTTCCGCGTTACAGGCGATGCAGGTAACGACTACTGGCGTACTGTAAGAGATGCTAAGGACTTAGAAGGTAATTTTGATATCGAAGTGAGTGAGAATAGCTCTGCCTCTAATCCACAAGTGAGACAGGACATTGCACAGCAAATTCTGCAAGTGACCTCTAACCCCCTAGACATCCAACTACAACTTGTCACCCCAGGCAATAGATATGAAGCAGTAAAGAATTATCTACAAGCCTTAGGAGTGAAAGAGTGGGGACGTTATGTGCAAAAACCACAAGGATATAGTTTAAGTCTGTCGCCAGAAGAAGAAGCAAACAGAATCTTGCGTGGCATCGATGTCCCTGTTAGACCTGAAATGGATCATGATGGATTTATTGAATTCTTTAATATGATTTATAATAGTGATGAACTACTTGGTCAATTTAATGAACAGCAAACTATCTTACTTGCCCAGCAAGCTAACAAGCATGAGCAAATGAAGAAGGCTATGGCCTTTGCACAAGCTCAGGCTGCGAACGCTGCTCAGATGCAGATGAACTCTGCACAGAGTATGCAACAAACGGGCCAAAACGCTGCCGGTGCTGCTCCAGCCCCTGGTGGTCAGGCTGGTCAGCCAGCCCCAGTCGGCACGCAGCAGGCTTGACACCTAAGTGACGGCATGCCATAATAGTGGCATGGCAAAGTTGACACAGGATGAAGTGGAATCACTTGAGTCTCTCTTAGAAAATGAAGAGGGATGCAGTGCTCTTTTTCGTGCTGTAAGTGAACGCCTCAAAACATTTGAAGACGACCTCCTCACTCATCCATACATACCTGGAAATGAAGCAATTCTAGGATATAAAAAAGCTCGTCTTGACGGAGCTTCTAAACTTCTCTCTGACCTCAAGCTCATTCTAAAAGTGAAGTAGTGTATACTAAGTGTACGAGTGGCTACGTTATAGCCTATAAGGCATTGTGTCTTATTTAAAATAAATTAACGATTACCCACGTAATGGAGCAAACATGTCAGACGATATTAAAGACGGCAATGCGTCCGCATCAGCCGACCCAATCAAAAATCTCAAAGCAGAAATGGATCGTAAACTTTCCAATCTGCAACAAACAAACGAAGCACTGATTAAACAAGTGCAGGCTATGATTCAACCTAAGCCAGCAGCATCTAGCACTGCCTCATCTGCCAAGCTTGAAGATGTTTGGTTTGATAAGCCAGAAGAAGCTGCTTCTCGCATTGAAGAGCGAGTGTTGACAAAGATTAGCAAGCAGCAAGAAACTGCAGCTAAGTCAAATGCCACAATTGGCCAACTCGTTAGCGAATTTCCAGAACTCAGTGATAACAACTCTGACCTCACTAAAAAGGCAGTTGAAATTTATAGTTCATTCTCAGAAGACGAAAAGTCTAGCCCTGTGGCATATCGAGCAGCTGTTCGCGAAGCCGCCATGGAACTTGGTGTGAGTCCAAAGTCTAAACGCCAAGCTTCTTCTGAAGACGACACCTTCTCTATTGGCGGATCTAGCTCGAGCCGCGAAGACAGACGCGCAGCTAAGCAGATGGATCAAGCAACTCTAGAGTTTGCTTCCATTATGGGCTTAGATGTTAACGACAAAAAGGTCGTTGAGCGTATTAAAGCTAAAACTAAACGCAATTTTAATCGATACGAATAAGGAACTAACACATGTCTAAAACAATTAATGGTAAAAAGCCACTTTCAACTAAATCAGCCCCAATCCTTTCTGATGACTACTTTGGTAATCGTCTTGCCCTTCCTGCTGACATCCAAAAAGATCTTGATGAGCGTGGACTTGTAGCTCGCTGGGCCAGTGCCGTGGAATTGAATAAAAACCAGGGATATCACACAAAAGGCTGGATTCCTTATAAAAGGAAGAAGTCTGATACAATGGATACTAAGGACTTCTTAGGAGGCCAGGACCCAGAAGGCTACGTTCGTCGTGGCGATGCGGTGTTGGTCTATAAGACGTCTGAAGAAGCTGAAAAGCAGCGTTCTTTTCTCCGAGACAGGGCCCAACGCCAGTTGGGATATGGCAAGAGACAAGCGGCTGAATTAAAGCACATGATTCGTGAGGGCGGACTTGAAGGCAAAGTGCATTCAGGTTACGACTCTGACGAAGATGAAGAATAAATAAATTAAAGGAGACTTTAAATGGCAAACTTGGATCAACCCCAAGGTCTACGACCAAAAGGGGACCCAAA